CTGGTCAATCGAGGGTCTTTTTTGCTTGTTGCCATTGCTGTTCTTTCTAAGGCTGTCCGCTCACTTGGGTTCGCGTTCAGCTCTTGTGTGTTCCGCTCTTGGGTCGCTCACGGTGTTCCGCTCCCCCCTGCTATTGTTACATAAGTTCGTTACCTGACAGACAGTGAGGTGACAGCCACTCACAGTGGTGTAACAAACAGCCTTAGATGTGATGAAACAAAACGAAGAGATGACCCTCACTGCACCGCAGGAGAAGTATTTGGATTGGCTGTGCACCGCTCCGTCGGAGCGTGTGCCAGCATCTAAGAACAAGTACTCGATGGAGAACGCAGTTGATATATCAACGATGCGCAGATGGGAAAAGAAAGACATTTTCCGTAGCCGATGGAAGACACAGGTAGACGACATCCAAGGTTCGCCAGAGCGAACCCAGAAGCTTCTAGACAACTTGTACAACAAGGCCCTGGAAGGTGATACCAAATCCGCTGAACTGTATTTGAAAGCGACTAATCGGATGGCTCCGCCATCAGTAACGATTAGCTCTAATAAGAAGACAGTGGATTTGACGGATGCCGAATTGGATTCGTTGATTGCCACTATCGCAGAACGTGAGAAGGCTGGTCGGGTTAAGTTGAGGGCTGTTTGATTTTGTTGACCTGCCCTGATTGTGGTGAGGAGTATCCTCCTCAGGTAACTGACTGGCTTTGTCCGATTTGTGGTGTAGATGATAAGAAGCAAATGGTGACGTTTGAATTGAGGGATTATGGCAACGACTAACGATGCAATGTACGAAGCATTGGTTGTTCTTTATCCTGATGCCGGCAAGACGCTTGGCGACTTGCTGTATACCCATTGGTCTGTTGAGGGTCTTGGATACCGTGGAACACTAGAACGTGATTACTACATTGCTTCTGGTGCACCAGGGTTTACCCTTGGTGACTTAGCAAACAACTTTTGGTCTGACCCAGACTTCGCTGTATCCAACTTGGAGTTAGAGGATGGTAACGATTTGCTCTTAGAAGATGGGACCTCGTTTGCGTTAATGGAGATTGGTAATGGCTGATAAGAAGATTACACAACTAGATGCTCTTGCAGAAGTAAACAGCGTTGACCTATTCTTGGTTGTGGATGACCCATCTGGTACGCCAACTTCGAAGAAGGTGGCTGCTGCCGCAATTTCCGAGTTTGTTATTGACAACATTGTTTTTCCAACAGGGGTTGAGGACTTGGATGACCTTGGTGATGTGACCGCACCATCGCCATCTACTGGCAATGTATTGCAGTACAGTGGTTCTGCTTGGGTGAACGTACCCTCGCACGATGACCAGTTCATGCTGGCGGCAGCAGTTTTTAATAGTTAATCCCATCTAGGGAACGAAAGGTTATATAGATATGGCAACATTTAGCAAACTAGCATTACAACCAGCAGGCACCACAGGCACAGGTCTTGGTATCCTTGTTGCTGCCACCTCAACTGCTGGCACAGCAATTCACACAGCGTCAGCAACAGCAACAACCATTGATGAAATCTGGTTGTATGCAGTTAACACCCATACATCAGACATTAAGTTGACGATTGAGTGGGGCGAAGCAACTGAACCAAACGGAAACATTGAATATACGGTTAAGGCTGAGAATGGTCTTTACCTAATTGTTCCGGGTCTTTTGTTGCAGGGCAATGCAACCGCTAAGGTTGTTCGTGCGTTTGCTGCAACAGCAAACGAAATTGTGATTCACGGATACGTTAACCGCATCACAGCGTAAGGTCATCTTAGATGCCTAGTTTTTTAACTAACACTGCAGGTGGAAAAGCGATTGGCGGTGGTGCGTTGGCACCACGCAGTCGGCGTGGCAACACTGCTCAGGCTGATGCTTATTGGCGTGGTGGTGGTGGTGCTACTCCGCCTCCAACCGTAGAGTATCTTGTTGTTGGCGGTGGTGCAAGTGGTTCTAACACCAACTTAGGTGTAGGTTCTGGTGCTGGTGCTGGTGCGGTTACTACCGCATCTGGTTATACCGTTGCGGCTGGAACACCTCTCACCGTTACCGTTGGAGGAGCAAATAGCACTTCTGTATTTAGCGGAATTAGTGCTGGAACTGGTTCTAACGGTCAAAACGGAAACTATTTCAACCCACACGGAAATGCTGGTGGTTCTAGCGGCAACGGTTATTCTGGTGGAGGTGGAGCAGGTTATGGTGCGGGCGGCGGTGGAGGTGCAGGCGGAAACGGTGGCGGTGCTTCAAACTATTATTCTGGCGGCGGCGGAACTGGTGTGGCTAGTTCAATTAGCGGTACTTCAACTTACTACGGCGGTGGCGGTGGCGGTGGCTGTTGGGGCAACATTGGTGTAAACGCAGGTGGCGGTGGCGCAGGTGGTGGCGGTTCGGGTGGTAACGGAGACTGCTCATCGGGAAGTGCTGGGTCCGCAAATACAGGTGGCGGTGGTGGTGCGCACAATAATGCTGGTGGAAGCGGTATAGTAATCATTAGATATGTAGATAGTTTTGGAGTTGCTGCTGCAACAACAGGTTCGCCAACATACACAAATGCTGGTGGTTTTCATGTTTATAAATTCACTGGCACAGGAAGCATCACTTTCTAATGGCACATTTTGCAAAAATAGAAAACAATGTTGTTACGGCAATAACCGTTATTAATAACGATGTTGTGGGCACAGAGTTTCCTGCTTCGGAACCAATTGGACAACAGTTTTTGACTAGTCATGGTTATGATGGTGTCTGGGTACAAACATCTTTTAACAATAATTTTAGAAAACAATATGGCTTGGTTGGTTCTACATACAATGAGGAAAACGATATTTTTATATTGGCTCAACCATTTCCTTCTTGGACTTTGGATTCTAATTTTGACTGGCAACCGCCAACTCCTCGACCAACAGATTATTTTTCCCGTTGGGACGAAGGCCTGTTGTCATGGATAAGAATAGATTATTAACACAAAAGTTAGATTGTTTAGAACAACCCGACTTTACAAAAATTGTTGATTTAATTAGTTCCGATAATTTTCCTTGGTATTTTCACGCAAACTACCATAATCAAACAGACATTCCGGATATTAACGATATATCCACGCATGGATTCACTCACATTCTTTATGGTGAAAATCAAATACATTCAAATTATTACAACGATTTTTTGCCCATTTGTTTTGCTATTCAAAAATTGTTTGAAGAACCAATTCTTTTTACAAGAATGAAAATCAACATGACATTAAATGTTGGAAAACAAGTTGCCATAAACGACCATATTGATGAACCTAATTTTGTTGACTATGGAAAAAAATGGAAAACAGCAATTTTTTACATAAATGATTGCGATGGAGACACATTGTTTTTTGATGAAACCAATACTGTCATCCATTCGCAAACACCGAAAGCAAATACATTAGTTGTTTTTGATGGAAATACTTATCATGCACCACAATTACCAAACATTTTTCCTAGAAGATTGGTAATAAATTACAATTTTTTACTTGACGAATGAAGCGTTATTCTCGTTGGCTGATATTTGTGCCAGTGGCAATCTTGGCGTTGTTTGCGCCGCAAGCCAACGCTGAACCCGTAGCAGGATTACAGGCTACTTATTACGCAATAGATACCGTACCTCCCACACGGTCAGATGACATCTATACCGTTTGCGGTAGTGAAGTGGAAAACAACATCAACCGTTCCTACGACGGTGAACCATACCTAGATTGCACAAACGACTTGTTCATGGTTCACATGACAGGCTTTATTGAGATACCTGAACATAACACCATTGAGTTTTGGTTGGCTTCAGATGACGGTGGCATTATTGATATTGGTGGCAACGAGTTGGGCTACTGGGGCGACCAAGGTTGCTCCGCCTACGAGTCTGGACAGATAGACATTAGTGCAGGCAGCCAGCCATTAGACCTGTGGATGTACGAGAACGGCGGGGGAACGTGCATAATGCTTGCTTGGAATATCAACAATCAGGGATGGACTATGGTTCCTGATGAAGCGTTTACAACTACTTATACGGAGACAACAACTACAACATGGGAATCCACAACAACATCCACGACTACAACGACGAGCACTACTACTATTGCACCCTCTACGACTGTGCCTGTGGTAAACGTGTCAACTACTACGATGCCTCAAATAATTTCCACACTCCAACCAGAGCCGACAATGCCAGACCCGCCAGCAACGGTTCCTCTGCCACAAATAGAGCCACCAGCCATGCCAGAGATACCACCTCTGTTACCACCAGAGATTGAAACATTTCCACCAGAAACATTAGAACTCCCTCCTGACACTTACCCTACTATTGAGCCACCGGATACGCTACCGTTTGTCGGTGAACTGTTGGAACTACCTGAAATAATGCCAGAACCACCAGACACAATTGTATTGCCCCCTGAAATTATGTTTGAGCCACCAGACACGATGCCTGAGCCTCCTGCAATACTGCCAATCGAGTTAATTGCAGAACTACCTCCTGAACTTGTGCAAGCCTTAGAGGATGCAAACCCAGATGTGTCTTTGACAGAAGAACAGTTTGACACGGTTGTGGAATCTAT